AGTTTCCATATTGGTAGCAGCGCAGAAGCCGCCAGATTTGCCCGTGGGCTGCTCAGAGCGGCAAACAAAGGATGCTGTGGTGGCTATGTCCGCACTCCCATTATGACAGGGTATGCAGCAGCATCCACCGTGGATCTGAAAAATGTCCGCGCCCCCTCATGGGATGGGACGGTATTCATCGACCATCTGAGGAACGACTACAGCCAAGGAAAAAGTAAGGTGTTTTTCCGCAGGCCATTGGAGGGTTATTGATATGGTGAGTAAAGGAACAATCTCCGCCCTGTATGAGGGTGGAAAGAAAGCCAGCATCAAGCCTTATCTGGGCGAGGTGGTGACACCGGAGCTGGTCGTGCCGTTCTTCCTGTGGGAGTGCTTGGAGGTCGGTATGCCTGTGGCTTATGCGGCCTTTGAGGATAATACCGGCGTTGTCCTCGCCCGGATGGATGGCGAGTGGAATCACAAGGTCTGGGACGGCGTGGAGATCGTCACCGGGGATGTGAAGATCATCGAGGGCGACCTTATCACCGGACGAGTGGCAAGCTACAACAGCCATACGCACGGCACATCGCCGACCCCGAATTAGGAGGGATAACACATGGGATATATGGCACGATGGGGGCCGAAAGGCTTCCTCGTTTCAGCACAAAGGATTGCCGTACTTACTGGCCTCTCTACCTCTCTGACTTTGAAGAAAGACAGCGAGAACGACACCAGCGGAACGCAACCCACGAACACAAGAGGTCGCGAATTGCGACCGATCAGCTTTTCTGTCGATTATCTGGCTGCGGCAGGAATGGACCCCCGCGACCAGATCAAGCAATGGGAGGACGAGCTGGGCAAGGCTTATCCGCTGCTCATTGGTGGTCAGCGGTTCGGAGCGGAGAAGATGATGCTCACGGATGTATCAACCTCGGATATCATCCTCTCCAATAGCGGTAAATTCCTCAAGGCAACAGTATCGATCACTCTTGAGGAGTATTCCGATGGTAAGTCCTCCAAGCTGACCGATGGCAAGTCCGGCTCTGGCGGCAAGGATGCGGCTATGACTGCGACCGCCAGCGCCATGGATAGAGCGGCATTAAAGCCGGGAAATGTGACGGTGAGTGCAATATGAGAAAGAGCGGCAATGGCAATCCCATCGTGTGCGCGGACAATCTCCTGCGGCTGTTCCGTGGCGAAGTGCCTTATGAGCGCGTCAAGGGGATGGATCCACGCACCATTGACCGCCCCACGCCCGATGCGGAGGCGAAGATCATACAGGATGCAACATGGCTTTTGGAAACCTACGAGCCTCGTGTCGATGTGAACAGCATCGGCGTTTCCTATTCCGAGGACACCAAGAGCTATGACATCAACGCAGATTTAACGGTTAAGGAGGTGTAAGCCGTGGCGAATGATATCAATTTTGTGGAGACCGACAGCGCGAAGCTGTACACGGCGATCATCGGCAATCTGATGGATGCTTGCGATGAGGCTTTGTACCCCGGCGATGAGCGGCGCATCTTTGGCGAGGCTCTTGTGGCTGTGTTCGTATCGCTTTACAGCGAGTTCAATGACAAGATGAAGCAGCGCACTTTGCGCTATGCCAGAGGGAATGTGCTGGATGCCATCGGTGAGCGGCTGGAGGTTGTACGGCTTGCCCCGGCAAGTGCGGCGGCGGTGTTCCGCTTCACAGTTTCCACACCCATCACGGAGAACATCATCATCCCCGAGGGGACGAGGATCACCAACGATGGAAGTGTGTATTTCGCCACCGTGGAAACGGTGGTACTGTCCGCCGGTGACAGCTATGTGGATGTGTCCGCTGTGTGTACCACGGGCGGCGCAGACTACAACGGCTTTACCGTTGGGACGGTGGCAACTCTGGTTGATCTGATCCCCTACATTTCCGGGGTATCGAACATAACCATTTCCAGCGGCGGTGACGATGGCGAACCGTACACCACAGAGGGCGATGATCGTCTGCGTGAGCGCATCCGCCTCGCCCCCTCCGCTATGTCCACCGCAGGCACAGAGAGCGGCTACAGATACTTTGTCCTGTCTGCTGACAGCGACATTGTGGATGTGGCTATCGACTGCCCGGAGGATGAGCCGAACACGGTCAACCTCTATCCGCTGATGCGCGGCGGCGAACTCCCCGATGAGGAGACCTTGCAGAAGATCCTCGCGGCGGTCAGCGGCGAGAAGCTGCGACCCATGACCGATTTTGTACAGGTCCTCGCTCCTGCGGCGGTGGAGTACGAGGTCGAGATCAAGTATTACTGCACCAAGGACGATGAAGCCGCCACGATCCAGACCATTGAGGGTGTGGGCGGAGCAATCGACCTTTATAACGAATGGCAGACGGCGGCGCTGGCAAGGGACATCAATCCCGACCAGCTTCGCCGTTTTGTATTGGCTCCCAAGGAGGGAACCGGTGCTCTGCGTGTGGATGTGGTCAAGCCCACATTCACGGAGTTGAGCAAGGCACAGGTCGCCCAGCTTTCTGGTTCCATTGTGGTATCGCATGAGGTGGTGAGCTGATGAAATTGAGCGATCTGGATTTCATTCGGCTGCTGCCGGAGTTTATGAAAACCGATGATGCGGTAAAGGGTCTGGCGGCTGGTGTGAATGAAGTCATTCCCCAGCTCGCCGCCTCGGTATCCACATTATCCACATGGGATCACATCGACAGTCTGAGCGATGCCGAGTTGGATGATTTGGCGTGGGAGCTGAACATCCTGTGGTATGACACCGGCGCTGACATTGGCGTAAAGCGCGAGCTTATCAAGAACAGCGACTTGGTGTATAAGCACCTCGGCACGAAGTGGGCGGTGGAGAATGTGATCTCCACATACTTCGGCGAGGGCTACATCGAAGAATGGTTCGAGTACGGCGGTGAGCCGGGGCGCTTCCGTGTGTACTCCACCAATCCCAGCCTCACGCAGGAGCGATTGACCGAGTTCCTCAATATGCTGAACAAGGTCAAGAGAGCCAGCGCGAAGCTTGACAGCATCTTTATCACCCTCACCTGTCAGATGCCGTTGTCTGCCGGCGTGGCGATCCATGAGGTCGGGCGCGAGACCTACGGCATCGGGGCGAAACCGATTTGATAGGAGGATAGACGATGGGTGTATTTATCAGCAATGCCATCACAGACAGAGGCCGCATTTTGCTTGGCGAGGCACAGGTGGGCGCGACCTTTGAAGCAACGAGGATCGTCATGGGTTCTGGCTATATCCCTGCCGGGTATACTGCCCGAACCATGACGGCGGTTGTTGCCCCTGTGATTGAGCTGGCAATCAACAAGAAAAGACGCGCCGGCGATGGTACGGTTACCTTCGGCGGTGTTTACAGCAACGAGAACATTACCGAGGCTTTCTATTTCCGTGAGTTCGCCCTGTATGCAAGGGTGGAATATGCGGACGGTACATACAGCGATGAGGTGCTGTACTCCTACGGCAACGCGGGCGACAATGCCGACCTCATGCCCGCCTACTCCACGAGTACCGTTGTGGAGAAGCAGATGGATCTCGTCACATGGGTCGGCAATGATACGGTGGTCAATCTCAGCATTACGGGCGGCTTGTATATCCCTATTGAGGAAAAGGGACAGCCTTATGGCGTTCCCACCCTCAATGAGTACGGTGATGTGGTCCTCAATGGTGGAGTCGGTACGGTTGGTGCAAACAGCGACATGGCTGTACTGGCACACCGTACAACCCCGGACGGGTTGGCTCGGTATATTGCCGTAAGCAAGGACTCCGATTTGGAAAATGCCGCTCGTTTGACCGAGGAGTTGGAGGATGGTAGCGCTATTGCTCATGCTCTTCTGCACACCGGTATGGAGGATCTTGCGAGAACTGTTGGTGCTGTCGGCCTCGAAAATAAAAGCCTGCAGTTCACAAACTATGGACTGGTCGGCGTTAATTTCGATGAAGTTGTCAACCACAACTATACCGTTGGAGTTTCTGAGGATGGATATGGTACGCGCCCTCCCGAAAGCGGATGGGTAAATATCATCAATTTCACGAGCTACCATTTTGCAACGCAGATCGCTATTTCCTGCACCGTTGGCGATGTGGAAGAAAGACCCATTAAAATGTGGGTGCGCGAAAAATACATCGGCGAGGGCAGCGATTGGAGCGATTGGGATGAACTACCCACATTAGGCAAGAACATCGTCCTCAATGTACCTACCAACGGAGGCTACCGCATCAAGAACAAAAACACCGGAGCGGCTTCGGATTTTATGGCCGGCGGCGGCTATACTGTCATGCGCATAATGGACACTTATGACGATGTCAACAACTACCGCGAGATCATGCTGGTCGGTGCAAATGGATCTCCCGGCATCACCCATGCCGTAAGGCTTTTGGATGTGGTCAACGGCGTAGGAACATCTTACAGCCTTTACCACGAGGGCAATTCTCCCACGGCGATCGCCACCGCAGAACTGGTCTAAGGAGGAATAGAACATGGCAAAGTTATTTATTTCCCAGCCCATGAATGGCAAGAGTGACGAGGAGATCCTCGCCGAGAGAGATGCCGCGGTTCGCGCCGCGGAGGAGCTTTCTGGCGTAAAGGTCGAAGTCCTCGACAGCTTCTTTCGTGGAGCTGATCTGACAAAGCCTCTGGAGTACCTGGGCGAGAGCATCAAGATCCTCGCACAGGCCGACATTGCATACTTCGCCCCCGGCTGGCGCAAGGCGAGAGGCTGCAAGATCGAGCATGAGTGCGCCGTGCAGTACGGTGTGCGCTGTATCGAGGCAGATTAAGGAGGGATACACATGGCAAATATTAAATTGACTCTGCCCGCTGAGCCTTTCAGCAAGCAGATCGTAACCTTTACCGCTCCCTGCGGCTGCGACCAGGTCACAGACGGCCTCGTCATCAACGGCGAGACATACACCGTCTGCGATGCCATGGGCGAGTGCGTGACCGGCAAGGGCGGCGCATGGTGCGCCGGAGCGCAGATTTCCGTTGTCCTCGACTGCGAGAACAAAAAGGCGTTCATCCAGAACGCCGCTTCTCCCAATCTCAAGGACGCACTCAACGCCCACATCGACAACCAGAACAACCCCCACAATGTAACTGCCGACCAAGTACAGGTGACGGAGAATGTAGTCAATGCCTTTGAGCAGACAGGCAACTGGTCTGTGGACGGTATTTTGGCACAGATTGGCAGTACCCTGTTTGGTGGGGATGTGCTGTATCGGTGGCAGAAAGCTAAATCTACTCTTAATGAGGAAGAGTATGGGGACATCTACACACAAGTAACGGGTTCGTATCACATTCGTTATTCCTCTAAGATTGTGGTTAATGCGGATAACACAATTACTCTTGTGGATTCCACAGACCGACAGATTTACGATTTGGTGAATTTTACTATACCCGAAGGTATGTATTTTATTCCATCGCACACCGATACGGCATCTGTCGTATATAAGGCAAAGAGTGACAGCGTTGCGACTATTAAGACGGTGGTTAATAAATATTACCAATCTATCACCAATGTTTCGAAGGTGACGGGAACTGCAAATATAGAACTCGTCACAAGCGAAGACCCCAATGCACACTATGACGGTGAGGTTGATGCAGAGGGTTACACCTACACCGCACTTGACCCCATCACGGCATTCGTGCCGAGAATCCAGACGGGTTCGTATGTTGGTACTGGAACGAGTGGTGCAAGTAATCCGAACAGTTTGACGCTCAGTTTCGAGCCGAAGATGGTTGTCATTCAAGCTGAGGGAACTAAACATCGAACAATATGGTTTGTGGGTGCATCTACACTTCAATACCGTTTGGATTCTGGTTCTGGATGGATTGGTACTGTTGAAGCGACAGATAACAGCTTGCAGTGGTACGCAACTTCTGCCCAACATCAAATGAATACATCTGGTCAAGTGTATGACTTTATTGCCATCGGTTAAAGAAAGGAGAAGCACACAATGATTATTCAGAAACAGCCTAATCCCAGCGGTGCTTATCCTGCACCGCAGACATGGCACGG